ACTGTTTGGCCGTCAAAATCGGTGTTGCCGACTGTTATGAAAATCGTGGCTCCGAAGTTACCGGGAAAGTTGTTTCACGGTTTTCCCGGACGTTCGAGCGGGTGGTCGACTTCCTTGCTATGAGTGGTGATTACTTGTGAATCCGGGTGAACTGAACAGCCGGCTTGCTTTGCATCACCAGACGAAGGTCGACGACGGGCAGGGAGGCTATGCTCCTGTCTACCCGGGCGAACTGTATGCCACCGTTTGGGCCAAGGTCGAAGCCATCACTGCGCGCCGAAGTATCGAGTACGAGCAGACCGTTCCTGAGGTCCATCACCGAATCACCATCAGGTACCGATCCGACGTAGTTTTCTCCGACCAGATCAGGCTTGGTTCGCGGATTTTCGAGTTACTTGCCCCGCCGATCAATATCGACGAGCGGAATGCCTACCTGCAGCTGCTCTGCCGGGAGGTTGTTCCCGACACCGAGCCGGTGACGGAGCCGCCTGAACCGGTGACGGAGCCGCCTGATGAAGATTAAAATCAGCGTCAACGGCATCGATCGGGCCATCAGTTTCGGCGATCTGATCGTTAGCAATGTGGCTCAGGCAATTGAGCGGGAAGTCGATCGGGGGGCGAAAGAAATCAGGGATATGGAACGCAGCCTGGCTCCTAAGAAGACTGGCACGCTAATTCGTGGCATCGGCATCCGGAAAGGCAAGTACGGAATATCGAAGATGGTTCGCGCTAGGGCGCCGCATTCCCACTTCCAGGAGTATGGTACCAAGCGGGGTGTTACGGCGAAGAAATTCAGTGCACGGACGCGGCAGGCGATGGTGCCTGTCGTCGAGGATAGGATCAGGGCGGCCGTCGCCCGGGAGGTTAAGTGATGATCCAGCAACGATCGCCGGTATCGGCGCTCAACAAGGCATTATTCGACCGGCTAAAAGTTCAGATCTCCACGCCCGGCTACGATGGCGTTCCCGACGGAAAGCAGCCGCCGTACTGGGCGCTGGCGGAGACCACGGTCAGGCCGTGGGGTTCAAAAACAATATCCGGTGCGGACGCGCTGGCTACGGTGAAGGTTTACAGCGCACACCGGGGGAATAAGGAAGTGGCGACCATTACCGCCGCGATAATCGCGGCGGTAACCGGGTCGCCACTTCCTTTGACGGATGACTGGAAAATCGTTCGGTTGACAGTTAAGCAACATATAGTCGACCGCGCGGAAACGTACCGCGAGGCCAGCATCCAGTTCAGTTTCAAAATTGTTGACGTAAAGGAGTGAAATGTACCGTGTTTATGGCGTTTCTGGCGATCCTGTTGGTTGTCTTATGCGCGATGCGGAAGAACAGCCTCTGGGCGTATTGCCCCGGAGGGCGGAAGTTTGACCTTCAGCTTTTCGCGCTGCTGCCCAGCGACGGCGTCGATTTCCTGCTGAAAATCAACACCGGCACCGAATCAGTTCCAGTTTGGACTACGCTCGGCGGACAGCGCGGCGCTACGATGAAATTTCAGGCCGACGAGATCGACGCCAGCGACAAGACCAGTGGCGGATGGAAAAGCACTATTCCCGGTCTACGATCCTGGGGGATTGAAGCTGATGCGCTGATTTTGACGGACGACTCCGGTACCGATACCGACGCGGGATATGTCAAGCTCCAGGACTGCTATCTGAACCGGACCAAGGTTCAGGTGCAATATGTCCGTAAGGACGGCACCATTTGGCAGGGCTTTGCCACCATCACCGACCTGTCCGAAGAGGCGCCGCACGATGATGTGGCTACCTACAAGGTCACCCTTTCGGGCATCGGCGCGCCGACTAAGGTCCAGGGCGTTTGCCAGGTTGAAACCGCGACCATCGTCGCGCCCGACGGCATTATCACTGCGGGTAATGCCTCCATTGTCGTTACTAAGGCCGGGATGACGGGCTCGCCGATCACGCTGGCGGTTCCCGTCGCCGAAGGCGATTCGGCTGCTGTTGTTGCCCAGAAGGTTCGCGAAACTATGGCCGCCAACGCCAATATCGCCGCTCGGATGAGTGTCGGCGGCGCCGGCGCCAAAGTCGTAGCCACTCTATTGACGGCTGCGGCGAATGATCCCACCTTTAACATTTCCAGCGATAACGGTACTTGCGCGGGGCTGACCTCGATGCCGGCCAGTGAAAATACTGTCGCCGGCGTTGCGCCTCCGGCGTAACGGTCCATCCCCGCATCCGCGGGGAACACCTTTAGGGGAAACAAGGCGGGAGGGGCGCATGGAAAGACCATGCGCCCTTTCAGAATTGATTGGAGGTATTATTTATGACCGGTCCCGTTGTCATCAACATCGGGGGCAAAGAACGCTTTCTTAAATACGATATCAACACAGCCGCCGAGATGGAGGAACTTCTGGGCGGTCGATCTCTTATGTTCATCATGGCCAACCCGGCTGTTGCTGGATTCGCCGCTTTGCGAATTCTCCTATGGGGCGGCCTGAAGCATGCTCAAAAGGGTTTGACGCTACAACTGGTGGGCGTCTGGATGCAGGAATATATGGAGGCCGGCGGTACCCCCGAGGAGCTGGCCGAAATTATCGGCAAAGCTGTCCGACGCTCGAGGATCATGGGCGAGATGAAAGAGCAGCTGGCTGCCGAGCCGGCCGGTGACGAGGGAAACGGATAGCGGTCTCCACCGTCAGGGAGTGGATCGAGTTAAACGCGCCGATCGCATATGGTGCCCTGGAGCTGAAACCGTGGGAATTCGGTCGGCTTACTTTCGAGGAGTTTTATTTGATGGCCGAAGGCTATAAGTGGCGGAACGAGCAGGCCCGTATCCGGATTGCCTACTTCGTCGTGCCGATTATCAACGCCTGCCATACGATTAAGCTCAGGACACCGGTTACGATGGAGACGTTACTGGGATATGATCCGGCTGATCCGGAGAAGAAAAAGCGTCAGGAAGTGAATCGCAAGAAATCCGGACGGCAGTTGAAAAGCGAACTGTCCGACCTCATGGCTAAGATGGGCGGGAGGTGATTTTTTATGCCCGGCAACGCTACTATGACAATTTTTATCGGGGGCGACAACTCCGATTTTCTGAAAAAGTGGGAATCGACGAAGCGGGCCCTCAAAAAGGGGTTCGGTACCGAGGCCATGGCCGCGTCGGAAAGCGTTGCCATGGGTCTGGCCGGCTTAGCTACTGCCATGGGTGTCCTGGGGGTTGCCAGTGTTAAGATGGCGGCCGAGATGCAGGCAAACAAGCGGGCGTTTGCTACTCTGCTAGGGGATGCCGAAAAGGCGGAAAAGTTCCTTGGAGATTTATCAAAATTCGCAGCCGAAACACCTTTCGAATTGCCCGGGCTGGTCAATGCCTCGAAAAAGCTGCTCGCCTTCGGCTTCGCTGCTCAGGATATTATTCCGATGATGGCGGCGATCGGCGACGCCGCGGCCATGCTTGGAATAGGTCAGGAGGGTATCGACCGCCTGACGCTTGCCATTGGCCAGATGCAGGCCAAGGGTAAGGTATCAGGCGAAGAGATGCGTCAGCTTGCTGAAGCCGGTATTCCTGCCTGGCAGTTTCTTGCCGATGCGATCGGCAAGTCCATCCCCGAGGCCATGGATATGGCGGAGAAAGGCGCCATCGATGGCACCACCGGGATAAACGCTATTCTGATGGGCATGCAATCCAAGTTCAAGGGTGGTATGGAGGGGCTTTCGAAAGAAATTCCCGGTCTGTTTTCAACCATCAAGGACAACGCCGCTGCGGTGGCCAGGGAAGTAGGCGACAGGATTATCGCCGCCCTGGATATTAAGGACAGGATGCAGTCTCTGGCCAACTACCTCGGCAGCTTCGCAAACTACGTGAAGGCGAACGGAATAAACGCGGCGCTGCGGGATTTGGTACCCAAGGAACTATCCGCGTCCATCTTCATCCTTGCCGGGGCACTGACGGGCGCGGCCGTGCCGGCCATGATCAGGTTCGCAATTTCCGCTTGGCAGGCCATCGTACCGCTCTTGCCATTCATCGCCGCGGGCGCCGCCCTGGGCGCCGTGGCTTGGGTCATTTGGCAGGCGTGGGAGCCGTTGGGCGACCTATTCATCAATACTTGGGGTCGGGCCGTGGCCTGGACCCAGCAGAAATGGGCCGAGATCAAGCTAACTGTTTTCAGCGGTGTGCAGCGACTTCTGGAGGCCATGCTGCCGCTGATCAACCTTTTCGGAGGAGGCCTGCAGCGGTCGGTGTCGGGGTGGCTTTCCGATCTATCGGACAAAGTGGCCACTGCCGGCCAGGAAGCTGCTGCGGCCGCCGAGCGGGGGCAGGCTGCCGCCGAGGGCATTAATAAGGCGTTCGACGGAATCGGCAACAGTCTGAAAAACGGCGCCGATCAGATCGCGTCAAGTGTTTCCGGGCTTGATACCACGTTCAAGGGCCTGACCAACACGGGGGAAAACGCCGGTGCCGGCGCGAAAGAGGCTGCCAAGGAATGGGACAAGCTCGAAAAGAAGGCCGCCCAGGTCAGCGAGGCCATAGAAAAGCAATGGGTTCAGACCACCAAGACTGAACTGGAGCAGCTCGACATTTGGAAGGCTGAGCAACTGCAGGCGCTCGAAGAGACCAGGGCGGCAAATGAGAATTACCAGCGAGACCTGCTCCGGGTGGAAG